CTCTTAAAGAGCAACAAGATTTGTTAGCGGCAGAGATGTTAGAAGTCTGTTACGAAACAGGTGCCGATAGCATTAAAACACCAGCAGGGACAATCATTCGTAAAGTTGATACACGGTACTGGACGACTGATTGGGATTCTATGTACAGGTTCATTGAAGAACACGACGCATTCCCGCTACTTGAGAAGAGGTTGCATCAAACCAACCTTAAGCAGTTTCTTGAGGAGAATCCAGAACTACTGCCAGCAGGATTACAGGCAGATAGCAAATACACCGTGGTCGTTAGAAGGAGCAAAGCATGAGCAACATCTCAATTTTCCAGAAGGAATCAACAGCAGTATCAAACCGTGCGCAAGGCGTTAGTGAATTAACTAAATCTTTGTCAGGCGGTGGCAACATCACTAGCCGTCGTATCACTATGGCTAAAGGCAAGTTCAGCCGTATCGTTAACGGTGAGCAAGCTGGCGGTAAAGTAGCAGGCAGTATCAACGTAGTTATTATTAATGCGTTGCCAAAGGTATCACGTCAGTTCTACGCTACACAGTATGACCCTGATGCACCTCCAACACTACCTGATTGCTGGTCTAACCTAGGCGATGTACCTGATGCCAAGGCACCAAATGCGCAAGCAGCATCATGCGCAACATGTACACAAAACGTAGATGGTTCAGGCACAAATGGTAAAGGTCGTGCATGCCGATTCCAACGTCGTGTTGCTTTATTGTTAGAGGGCGATATGAGCGGCGACGTGTATCAAATGAACATCCCAGCTAAGTCATTGTTCGGTAAGGGTGTAGGTAATACGCATCCATTCGAGAGCTATCTTAAGTTCTTGCCAGCAAACGGCGAAAGCATTGACCGCATCGTTACACAAGTTATGTTTGATGATAACGAAACTGCCGACGTTCTTAAGTTCACACCAGTACGTCATTTAACTGATGATGAAGTAGATGTCGTAGAAGCAGCACAAGCTACTGCAGAAGCTAAAGTTGTAGTGCAATTAACTGTGGCACAACAGGATGGCGTTAAGAAGCTACCTGCAGCTGCGGCACCTGCACCTACTAAAGTGGAAGTAGAAGAAGTTGAAGCCGTTGAAGAGCCAGTTAAGCGTGCGTCCAAGAAAGTCGAACCACCTGCGAATGCACCGAAGCAGAACTTGGCTGATGTAGTAAGTGCTTGGAGTGATAGCTAATCATGAGCATTGGGTATAGCGCTAATACTATTCAGCTTAATAAAAAGGCTGATGGTAAGCGTCTCGGTGTAGCATTAGGCAGGGCTGCCATTAAAAACGGCATGCCCGTAGCTGAAATTGCTATGGTTTTACAGGTGAGTAGGCAAACGGTTTATAACTGGTTCGTAGGTGCATACGACCCAAAGCCTGAACAGACCAAAGACATCGAGAAGTTAATCGCTAAGAAGTTTAAGTAATAGGGCTATGCCTAACGGCAGGGGGAGCAATCCCCCTTTTTTGCCCCCAACAAGAGACAATAATGACAAACGTTGACCTATTATCAAGAGTGCAATCAGCCGATGGCTGGTACGTGGTATTGGGTTTGAAAAACGGTCGTTATGCAGACCAACAAATTATTGCAACAAGAGAAGAGTTTGACGAGCTAGTAACACAATATGATGGAAAAGGTTGGGATGTTTATTTTGGCGTAGCTAAGTATGCGGAATGGAAAGACAAAGAGTTCCGTAAAAAAGAAAACGTATTGAATTTAAAATCCCTATGGATTGATTTGGACTGCGGCCCTACAAAGGCAGTAGTAAATCCAAAGACAGGAAGGCCTGATGGTTATATTGACCAAGCTACAGCACTTCAAGAGCTGCAAGTATTCTGCAAAACAATCGGTTTACCAAAACCAATAATCGTTAGTTCTGGACGTGGCATCCATGTATACTGGCCTTTAACAGCACCAATCGAGCGTTCTGAATGGGAACCTATTGCTGCGCGTTTGAACCAACTATGTGTAACCCACAACCTTTATGTTGATAGCAGCGTATTTGAAGCCGCCCGTGTGCTTAGAGTACCTGGAACAAACAACTATAAAGACACACCACCTAAGCCAGTAGAGCTATTATCTGATGCACCCGATTATGAGTGCCAGGCCCTTAAGGATATTCTGGGTGTTAAAGAAGTAGCAGAACAACCCAAGCGTGAATTATCTGAGTTACAAAAAGCAATGATGGCTAATACTGTGTCACGCTTTAGTAAGATTATGATTCGTAGTGCCAAGGGTGAGGGTTGTGCACAACTATTGTATCAATACAACAACCAGGAATCTGTATCTGAGCCGATGTGGTTTAACGCCCTTTCTATTGCCAATAAGTGCGTAGATAGAGAAACCGCTATTCATAAGTTATCAGAAAGATACGAAGGTTATGACTATGAAGATACTGAACGTAAAGCCTCGCACACACAATTCCCTCAGACGTGCGCTACGTTTGAGAAGAACAATCCAGGTGGGTGCGATGGGTGTGCTTGGAAGGGTCGCATTAAGTCACCAATCGTGCTGGGCAAAGAGGTTGTTAGGGCTGAGGAAGATGAAGATTTTATTGTCGAAGAGCCATCTGACGTACAAGATGAAAATAATGAGGAACCGATTGAAACGGTAACTTATAAGATACCAGCTTTCCCACACCCATATTTCAGAGGGAAGAACGGTGGCATTTACGTTATGCCACTTGGAGAAGATGAAGCTGACCCCATATGCGTATATGAGCATGACTTGTATGTTGTTAAGCGTATGCACGACCCAGACCCATTAGTAGGCGAGTTAGCCTTCTTACGCTTGCACTTACCACAAGACGGAGTTAAAGAATTTACGATGCCGTTGTCTAGCATCGCAGTAAAAGAAAGAGTGCGTGAAGCGCTGGCTATCCAAGGTGTAGCCGCCCATCCTAAACAGATGGATGCTTTGACGTCGTATTTATTAACCTTTGTAAAAGAGTTGCAGTATAAAAAGAAAGCAGAGCTTATGAGGACACAATTTGGTTGGGCTGATAAAGACAGCAAATTTATTATTGGGGATAGAGAAATCAACAGGGACGGCATATTCCATAGCCCCCCTTCAGCAGCTACTAAGGGTTTTGCAGAAAGCATGCACCCTATGGGTACTTTGGAGAAATGGAAAGAGGTATTTAACCTATACGCTCAGCCAGGTCTAGAACCCCATGCGTTCGCTGCACTTACTGCCTTTGGCGCCCCGTTACTTAAGTTCACTGGGCATAGTGGCGCTATTGTTAACTTGATTCATAAAGAGTCAGGTACAGGCAAATCCACAGCGTTGTATATGTGCAACAGCGTGTACGGGCATCCAGTTAAGTTAGCAGGTGTATGGAAAGATACCCTGGCCGCTAAGATGATTCACTTGGGTGTTATGAATAACTTGCCATTCACAGTGGACGAGATTACTAACATTACGCCAGCAGACTTCTCAACATTGGCGTACAGCATGTCACAAGGTCGTGGTGCAAACCGAGCCAAGGCAAGTGCTAATGAGTTGCGTGTAAACAACACTACATGGCAGACCATATCCCTAGCCAGTTCCAACGCTAGTTTCTACGAGAAGTTAGGCGTGCACAAGAACAGCCCGGATGGTGAAATGATGCGTCTATTAGAGTATCAGATTCATCCAAGCAACATTATTCCTACTAGCGTAGCTAAGCAGATGTTTGACCACCAGTTGCAAGAGAACTACGGTCATGCTGGGGATATTTACTGTGGTTACTTATTGAATAACTTGGAAGAAGTAGTTAGCAGCATGCGTTCTATCCAAGAGAAGATTGATAAGGAAATGCACCTAACCAACCGTGAGCGCTTCTGGTCAGCAGTTATTGCTTGTAACATTACAGGCGGATTGATTGCACGTAATCTGGGGCTTCATGATTTTGATATGCGCTCCGTATACCTATGGGCTACAGAGCAAATGTTAAAGGGTATTCGTGAGGATGTAACCCCACCAGCTAATAACTCAGCATCAATCATCGGTGACTTTATTAACCGCCACATTCAGAACATGCTAATCGTTGATGACGAGGTAGATAAGCGTACACACATGCAAGTTTTGCCTAAGCAAGAACCGAAAGGCGACTTGATTATTCGTTACGAGCCAGATACCAAGAAGCTATTTATTGTGGCCAAGTCGTTCAAGAAGGACTGCGTGGAGTCTCAGGCATCCTACAAAGATACGTTGAAAGACCTAAAAGCTAAGGGAATCTATATCGGTGCGGACAATAAGCGTATGTCCAAGGGTATGAAGATTGTATCCCCAGGCGTGCACGCACTAGAGTTTGACTGCTCAGTACCAGACTTTATCAACGTAGACGCATTTGTAGCTGACGATGCTGATAGACAAGGTTAGTTATAACGTTAATTGGAAAAAGTTTAAGTTAGGGTATTCAATATTCATACCCTGCTTAGATGATAGTTCTGCTAAGAAAGAAGTCTTGCGTGTTACAAAACGCCTAAAAATTGACGTTTTAATCAAAACTGTAATCGAAGATGGCGTCAGAGGGTTACGAATTTGGAGAATGTAAGTTATACTCCACCCAGCAGACACCTCATCTGCTTTTCCTCGGAAGATAGCTCCTTCCAACTCTTGGTCCCCGCTTCGGCGGGGATTTTTCATTCTAAGGGTTTGGTTGCTCTGTACGCTGGTGCTAGATACGGCATCAACTTCTCTGGCATGTACTGGCCACGGAAAGTTAAACCCTTGCGTTCTGCGTAAGTTTCCATAGATTTCTCAATAGTATCGTCATCTATTAAGTATTCTTCTATTGGGTAGCGTTTATTAAACTTAGTAATGTCTTTAAATAGGCTTCTGATTCTGGTTTTATCTGCTTCAGGGTCAAACGCAATCTCATTTAGACGTCTTAATAACTTAGTACGAGTAGATTCCATCTCAACGATTTCTTTTTGGAATGCAAAGTTCTTCTCTTGCATACGGGCGATGCGGGTTGATTGGAAACCTAGAGTAGCAGCAATTAAGTTAAGGTCGTTAATCTCATTTCTCTTGAGCATCTTGTCACCACCCTTAGTCTCTGCACCTTCTTCAGAAAGACGTGATGCAACCAAAGAACCCCTAAAGAATGCAGGTACTAGCTTTTCTAAACCACGTTGAATCTTACCGTTTGAGAAGTCGTCGATTGCACCTACCATGTTAATACCAGTTGAGACACCTGGACCTAGGTTAGCAAGGATAATATTCTGTGCGGACTCCAAGTAAGTCTTACCTGGTTTTGCTTCTCTCCACCACATGCCGTCGAATGAAGTACGTGAGCCTACGTTAATATCAGTAAGTGCTGATACAGGGCCTTTTTCAAGCACTTCGCTTAGGCGGTGCTGTCTACCGTCGATGCCAGGTATTGTTATGTCACCAAAGTACTTAGGTAAAAACTCATAGCGGAAGCGTAAGTTTGAGCTTTCTGCAGTCAAAGGATTCTTAGCACGGCGCTTTTTCTCTTCCTCGTCGTCTCCAAATGCAGCAAGAGCAGCGTCAACAGCTGAGCATATTACGCTATACAAAGGCATACCAACTAATCCGTGGAACATACCACCCATAACTAGAACGCCAGTCAAACGCTCCATGGCACCAAGACGAGCTTCTTTAGGTAGGCTGCTATTAAATATGGCTGCCCCGTTACGGATAAACCAAGAAGTTTGGAATACCGCATACATCTTGAACTGACCTACAGTTTTACCAGCAAAATTGCGCAAGATGCGTGGACGGGCTAGGTTATCGTAGCGACCTAACAACTCGTTAGTAGTTTCCACAGCTTTTTGCACTGACTCTTCAAAGTTACCAGTCTTGGCAAACTCTAAGTTAAAGGTCATGGCGAATGCTATTTCACGGCTCATACGCTCAGCGCCAGTAAACAAAGCTGAGATTCCGTCAATCGCTACTTTTGCAGCAGTCTGTGGGATGTTGTCGTATGCACTATCCGGGGTCTTATTAGTGTTAGTAATAATAGAAGTGTTTGTAAGGCTAAATAAGTTGTACTTCTGAATAGCCTCTTGGAACGCGCGATTTAAGTTCGGGTCATCCTTAGCCATACTAGAAGAAGCCAAAGACGGTGCCGTGAATGTAACATCGCCGTTCTGTGCATCTTGTTGCGTAACACCAACAGATTTAAATATGTTAGACATCTTGGCAAACTGAGCGCTAGCTTTGCCGTAACCATAAGTCTGTGCAAGTGTAGGCATTACCATAATAGGTATAGACGCCATCTGAGTAGCCGCTGAAGCCGCACCTGTTAAAAGCATAAGGAACGCAAACTGATTGACTCGAGTAGCTATCTTGCTTTCTTCTGGCGGGTTAATCTCTTCTTGTGCACGTTGGTCCATCTCGTTTACAAACAACTCTAAGCGACCACGCATATCAGCTGGCATGCCTTCTAAAGAGTCTCTTGCACGGGTTATGGTGTTTGATATATCTGTGCCGTATTTGAGCTTGGCCAATTGATTTGAGTAAGCTACTGCAGAAGTCTTAAAGTTACGTAGGATGTCCGCACTAAAACCAGTCACCTTATCAGCATGAATAAACTGCTTACGGAAGCTACGCTCTGGCATAGTCTGTAAGTAAATCTGATACAACTGGTCTTTTATATCGTCCGCAAAATTAGAAGGTGCCTTAGAAGTATCCGCTCCATCAATAGCAGCAAACATCTCTTGTAACATCACACTGCTGTCTTGGAAGTTTTTACGTAATGCGCTGATGTCGTCACCCTGAGTAAACGCACTAGGGTCTTTCGGGTCTAATCCTAGCTCTCTAGCTCTACGGATTAAGAACAAGTTTCTCTCTGTACCGTTCTCAAATAAGTAAAACTCACGGCCAGCTAATCCACCTTCAACACGCAACCAGTATTGACCATAACGCTTGAATGGGAAGTAGTCTTCTGGCAGGTTCTTAAACGATACTTCGGCAAAGGGAGTGCCATCATCGGCATTTACAGACTCAGTGCCAACAGAAACACTTTGTTCGTGCATTAAACGCACTGACTTAAGTAGCTTGTTCTTGGCTGCCTGGTCAATAGGAAGAGCTTCAATCTGCTCATTTAGGATAGTGCGGGTAGCGGTATAAGCATCTTGGTAGTATTGACGCACCATGGCATACATCTCATGCCCACCTTTTTGCTTACCTAGCGCATCCCATGCAGTGTATACAGAGTTAATCTGGTTAGTACGGCGGGTAATCATACCTTTATTAATAGGTATATCTTCCACTGGGGTATTTGGGTCGGCATTAAGTTGCTCGTAATGCTTAATAATTGGGTCCGCCTTGATAGCATCAGCTGCGGTAGCATGCTCTGTAGGGCTAACTTTCTTTAGACGAGCCAAGTGCATAGCATCGCTAAGCTCGGTAGAACCGTTCTTTCTTATAAACGCAGCAAGAGCTTCGGCTTTCTTAGCGGATGCAGCCATTAAACGCATGCGCATAGCTGACATCTGCTGGGTCAAATCGTCTACATCTTTAAGTGCTGGGACTTCATCACCCTTCCAACGCAGAATATCTGGGGTCTGCATTGTGTACAGAGTCTTCTTAATAAAGTCGTTGCCCAAGCTATCAAAGCGAGCATTTAGCAAGTCCTGTATTGGCTGGAAGTCGTGATTACTGATTGCATCACCAATAGCACTGGTTAGCGTGGTAGATGTATTAGATAAACGAATCTTCTCTAAGTCCGCATCTATCTTGGCGTTTTGCTTCTTAGCCAGCGCTGCTTGCTGCTTAGTAACCTGCGGTTTTGTGTACTCAGCCGTTAATAACTTGTCAGTTATAAGGATTAAGTCCTGCATGGCAGAGTTGTGCTTATCCGTCATGTTGAACATCTTACGAATAGACTGCACGAAACGAGTAAACAACTCATCTATAAATGAAGACTTAGTACCTGAATACATACCCGGTGCTTGCAACAAGAACTCCTGCATAGCTGGCTGGGACATACCGTAAGCAATAAACTCTTTAATATCCGTAAACGCACCAGCACGAGCTAGAGCATCAGTTCTCTCATCAGTCATGCCAAGTTTGTTTAGCGCCTCATATAAACGGCCGGCACTCTTCATAACTGCATTTAGTTCTTCTACAGCTTCTGCTAGATTCTCTGGGGGTTCACGACCTTCAGCAACATCATCTAAGTATGAGTTAATACGGTCAATCGTTGCACCGTGTAGGGCTTCATGCAAGAACACAGTATTGTTCATGCCACCGTTAGCGTCTAGGTAAATAACCCCGTTGGAGTACATACCAGCAGCGCCTTCAAACTGTTTACGTAGGTAATTTGTAGGTAAATCAGCAGGGCTACGAACAATAACCACTTGCATGTTGCGAACAAAAGGCATGATTCGCTTGGCTAGCGTGCTTTCAAAGTCATTACCAGTCTTGGCTAACCAAGATAGCGCTTGGCCTACTGTCTTAAATTTGTTGTACTCTGCGTTCTCAGTGCTATTAGTAGCTTCGAGAAGTTCTGAACGAGCTGTGCCTTTACGTAATGCTTCACGTTCTTTTACTGCGGCTAATTCTTGTGGCGTAATAGATGGGCTTGTTAAACCTTCTTGGGCTCTCTTACCTAATGCTGTGTTACGACGAGCACCAGTTGCTATACCATTTAATAAGTCTAGGGCTTGACCACGCTCAGACCTATAACGCATGCTTGCATCAAGATAAGAATCTTGGTCTTGGAAGTCTTCTCTAATCGGTGCTTCACGGTTTAATACATCTTGGGCCTCTAATAACTGCTTATTAGTTGCTTTCCATTCTTTAGTCTGCTCAGCCTTCTTCTGTTTGCTAGCCGCAATCTGCTCTTCAG